TACCCATCGCTCAAGATCTGCGTCGTATATAAGATTGATTATGTCGTTTAAGCCCAAGACCATATTGCCGTTTAAAATGGCACCATACTGTGCGTCATTATGCGTGAGCTGGACTGTGTTTGTGGCTGATTCGCCTTTGAGTGTAATATAGGTGCCAGTCGCCCAGTCTCCAGCCGTACCAAATGGCGTAAGGCTTGCTGATACTGCACCGCCGTTGCTTTGAATTGGCCTGTACTGCTGGCCTGAATTGCTCGAGCTTATGGTGCCGCCGCTTGTAATAGTTTCAGCAACGAAAGCCGTGATACCACCGCCTCCGCCGCCTCCGCTTTGGAATAGCTTAGCCAAGTGTTGCCCCTGCGCTATATCTCATCACATAAGCCGCAGTCATAGTCGCACCAGCAGCAGCCAAGTAAAATGTCGCTGGACCTTCAAGCTCTAAACTTTGGTTATTTCCAATCCGAAAACCTGTAGCAGTTGTGCCAGAAATACCATTAACAATAGCTAACGTACCGCCCCCAGCTGCAATGTGGATAAACCCACTCAAAACTTTTGCTCTGGGTTTAACCTCTACTGTTTGAGACAAACCTACGACAATAAGTGACACCCCGATCAAATACGCCCGACTGTTTCCGCTATCCATTATTCCCCCCAATTAAACCTTTGTTAAACTTACCCTCTGACAAATCTTTCTGTCCTAAAATTTCACGCAATATAAACCCTATCAAATCATCCTCAGAATATCTTGTGCCAATTACAACATATTCGCCCTCAGGCTCCAAAATAGACAAATTATATTTAAAATGGTCTATCACTTGCTGCGCCATGTCTTTTGTTCTGGTATTGGCTGGAGAGTTGTAGTCGTCGGCAATGATTCTGTCGTAGTGCATACCGACTCTTGTCGTGCCAACACCGCCGCAGGTGATGCTGGGCTCTTTAAACCGCTTTGTTCTCGGCTTGATTGTAATACTTCCCTCTTGCCATATATTTCCTTCATAGTCACCAAAAACCTCGACAAATTGTTCGCTTTTAAGGTGTTCCTTAATCACTCTAAGGTATAAGACTGAGTTTGAATATATTTCACTGTCAATGAGAATCCGCTCGTTAGGGTTACGAACTAGACACCATATTGGATACACGATTGAGCCGATACTAGACTTGAATGCGCCACGAGGGACGACTACGAGTTTTCTTTGGTGCAGGGATTCTAGGGCTGCGATGATTTCAGCGTGGGTTTGAAGGTTGACTTCAGTGTAGCCTAAGAAATGACACATATGGAAAAGGCTATTAGATAGTAAAAGCCTTGCCGCTTCTTTGGCCTCTTCGGGGTTTAAATCGTTTATATTCATAGCGGCTGTTTCAATTGGAAAATAATATAGACCATAGTCTGTTTTACACAATCATAAACTGACGATCTTAAATTGTCTGTTACGATTTTTCGTGTGAGCGAGCCCAAAATTGTAATATTTGATCTTGAGACCATTCCAGACGTGAAAGCTGCGCTCCCTTTTTGGCCAAGGCTTTCAGCTTATCCAGGGCTCACGTTAAAGGCTTCAATCAACACGATTGCTTGCATTGGGTATCAGATATATGGCGAGAAGAAAATTCACTGCCTGAATGCTTGGGACTACCCTAATTGGGATAAAAACGTCAACGCCGAGGACTTTATGAGAATAATCGCAATAGAATGGCTAGACGCCTGCTCAGACGCAAGTTGGGTAGAAATAGGGTCAGTACTGCCCCCCACACAGAAAACACGCTCAGTAGGCTTTCTCGTAAGCGAAAACGATATCGTCGTGACTATTGCCCATACCTGGGACGAAGAAACCAAACACGTTAACGGTCTTATGCACATTCCAAAGGCCATGATCCTCAAAAGGTCCTACTTATGGCGTCCCGCAAAAAGAAAGTCGTAACCGACGATGACTCAGGCTACTGGGTTTACATGGAGGTTACAAAGGACTGCAAAGGCTTTAACATCGAAGTCCAAGCCAAAGAACCCATGACATCTGAGGAAATCATTGTCGTTATAGAACAATGGCTGAACGATAACCTTCTCAAAGGGTTTGAAAACACTACTGGTCCGATGCAGTAGGTTTTTTTTCAATAACTCTTTCTGACATTTTGCGCAACCAATCACTCATTACCACTGGCTTTAAATTCTCCTCCTTTTCAACGAAGTAAAAATCCGTCTCTAATTTTCTCTCTAATTCTCTCTCTAACATTGAATGGCTCACTGGTGAGCCATCATGGGTCCATGGGTGAGCCATCATGGGTTCACTGGTGAGCCATGACTTATGGCTCATGGGTGAGCCATAACCCCTTGCAAAGGCGCATTGTTGGGCTGCGGGAACAATTTTTATTTTGGTTTTTTTGTACGCTCGATATTCAACTGTGATTAAATTTTTGCTTAATAAATCAGCAATGACACGTTTTAATTTAGATCTGCTCCAGTTTGTAAGGGCACAAATCTTATCGTACGAAAGCAAGCATCCTTGGCTGTAAGCGGCAATAAAAGCGAGAAATCGCATTTCAGCGTCATTTAATTTTGGACACCTTCTCAACTCGTGACGCAATTCAAAATCAAGACGCTCTGACATAAAATCCCCCCAGATTTTTGTTTACTTAGGCTGGGATTTTACGTATTTTGGACCCAGCCTGCGTGTATGTGGTAGTACACCGTGTTTGCATTTAATGAGCCCTTTCGTAAACGCCGAATGGGCTTTTTTTTACTTTACGAACAATTTACATCCTTGGTCAATCGTTTGAGTCCGGTAGCCATAAACCCTCATCAATGCCTCTATTGTGTCCCAAGAGTACGTTAAAATGTGGGTCCCCATGTAGTCGTGCCAATCAGACTTTTCTGACTGTTTGAGTGGGGCTTCGAAGTAAACATTTGGAAACTCTTGGAAATATTTAATAAATTGTAAGAAATCCTCGTCAGAAAGATGCTCTATCATGTGTGTCGCGATTAAAATCTCTCGATTAGTAAAGACAGCCATGGGCTCGTCGTAATAAAAATCAAAGTCTACTTGAGCCGTGTGATACCTTGGATCTTTGCAAGCTGGCTCTGATTGAACTAAATCAAAGTTCGTCCAGTGCTGGATATTGAATGGGCTTTGTAATAGGTCATTAGCAAGGCTTCCATCATGCCCCCCTACCTCAGTGACCTTTAGCATTCCAAGGGGACTAGAAACCCGTGATATGGCTTCTAATGCGGCTTTAAGATTGTAGTGCTTTTGTTCTGGAAAGGCTTTTGTGAGCTGCTTGGCGAATTCTACGTGCTCTTTTGGTGTCATTTTGTCGTATTTAGCACGCCATTGGTTAAAAATGTGTGGAGAATGAAAATCAATCATTTAAGCCTCGCGTATTTTATAACTTGGATTGTAATAAACAAATTAAATAAGGTGAAAAAGAGTGTCGGCATAAAGTGGTACCACGGAAACTCTTGCACTCTTACGGCAATAAATGCCATGGCCCAAGCGATTTGCAAGAAACTCCACGAGATAAACAAAGCCTGAAACGTGGCAAACCTTTGAGAACTTTTAACCGCTCCGGTAGACTCCCAAGGTGCAAGAGTCCCTAGTATTTTGTCTTTGAATGCGAATAGATGCGCATAAAAAGAGACCTGCCGAATTGCTGGTGCATACCATCCAAAAGGTGCTTTGGTCCACATAGCGACACCAAAGACACCAAACAGAAAAGAGGGCACACTAAAGACAGCGTTGAACCACATGATCTGCTCTGGATACCAAGCGAGAAGAATCATTGCTGGGAGCGGCGTTAAGACCACGGCAATGCCTGTCACCATGTAGTAGAACATGCCTGAGAGATAACAAAGCCGTTGCATTAAGTTTAAATTGCTGTTCCAAAAGATTGGGTTTAAAAATAGGGTTATTGAACCCATGGCCCATCTGTATTGCTGCATAAAGAATGCTGGCAAAGTGTTAGGGCAGACCCCTTTCGCAAGGTTGATTGGGATGTATTTCACAAGCCAGCCGTGCTGCATGATTTGGAAGCCTGTGTGTACGTCTTCACTATACCCGATTGGAGCTGTGCCTCCGAAGGGCTCAAGGGCCTGTCTTCGGTAGAGCGCGCAAGTGCCGACACAGATACTTGCGTCGTAGTGGTTCCTTGAGACTTGAATCATCCTGTAAAACAACTCTTGAATGTATGCTGCACCTTTTTCTACTGGGCTCTGTGTGCTTTGAATTGTAAAATACTGAGGGCTTTGAAGAATGCCTATTTTAGGGTTTTCCTTCATGTAGGGAATCATCTCATTTAAGATGTCGTATCTGGGACAAAAGTCCGCATCAAGAATTAAGATGAAATCGCCTTTAGTCTGAACAAAAGCGTGCCTCAGATTGCCAGCTTTCTTTAAGTGTGGTCTGTCAGGTCTGCAAATGTAATTAAAGCCATAGGTTTCAGCGTAAGCCTTAACCCACGCGCTTCCCCCATCGTCAAGCACGTAAACTTGAAGTCGGCCCTTATACTCAATTTGTGATATGTGCTTCATGGCATTGGCAATGACGCTTGTATCCTCACCACACGTGCAGTAGAAAATGTCTACCGTCGGGTAAGTGCCCCAAGCCTTCATTTGCCGAGCCCATCTTTCAACTAGGCGCTCGTGGCCATAAAAGTCAAAGTCGTGGCCGGTAAAGCCAATGTAATAGCTCACCCCGAGGTAGAATAGCACGACAAGCCCAAACAGGGCATATATGTAGAACTCAGGACGAGACAGAGAGAAAAGAAATATGCCAGTGGCCAGTAGAACGAAGGCGATAAAGCTCGGCACATAGAATAAGAATCTTCTTGTGCCAATGTATGCAGTCTTTTCTAGGCCACTCGGAGGAGTGGGCAGTGGGCTCATGTGTTGTTTATCCTATTTTTTGCTATTTCAAAATATTCTTGTTCTCTCTCAATGCCGAGAAAACCAAAGCCTAGCTTCTTACAAGCCACACCTGTAGAGCCTGAGCCCATGAATGGATCGAGTACGATGCCGTTTGGTGGAGTGATGAGTTTGACTAGGTACTGCATAAGTTTGATAGGCTTGACTGTTGGATGGTGATTAGGCGGCCTATCAGGTCTAGTTTCAGCACCAGACTTTGCACCGCCTAGTTTTTTTGGCATTCCCTCAAGCCCAGCATTGCGCTCAGACTTTGAGGCTTTGGCAACGTAAAAGAAACGAGAAGTTTCTCCAAGCATCGCCGCCGCATCCTCATCTAGCAATAGATTGGCTGGCCAGCGGCCTAATGGCTCAACCGGATTGCCGAAGCGAGCATACTTGCCAAGAATCTCATTGTTGGCCTCATTGAATGGGCGAGCTAGCTTTTCGTTTGTCCCAATCCTACTCCCATCCACATTAATCGCACCACAACCCCACTTCAAAACATTCTCTGCAACTGTCAGCCCTTTTTCTAAAGGCTTTCTTGCGAGGACTATCGGCTCGTTTGCTGGCTTAAGTGCTGTGCCCCAGCCTTGCCAACCATCTTTTAAGTTGTGTGATTTCGGAAACCCCGAGCCGTACAACCACTGGATCTGATCTCTGATCTCAAACCCAGCATCTTCGATATTCACGACCATGCGGTGATAAGTGCGAGTGCCTCCGAACGACAGCAAGTGTCCACCTGGTTTAAGCACTCTTAAAACTTCTTGCCACACCTCAACGCTCGGCACATCGTAGTCCCATCGCTTATTCATAAACGCTAGGCCGTAGGGTGGGTCGGTAACGATTGCGTGGACAGAGTCATTCGCTAATGACTTGAGCACTTCAAGGCAATCGCTTTGGTATAGCTGTATCATCTTTTTGAACTCGCCTAATTACCAAAGCTGAAAGGTCATGCGAAGATAATAGCGAGTGTTCCACGCCTGATCTTCTGTTGTTTTTAGAAGCTGAAAGCCAGGCGAAAATGTGACTTTTCTGTGATGAATGTCAATTTGGTTACGTGTGGTCATCCACCAAACGTCATCGGATTGCGAGTAGTCGGGCATCTCGTACTCTGGCAGGTTCCCGATCCCTGACCATGAGTTGAAGGCGACTTTCTTTGTGAACAGGTTTTCATAGATCGAAAGGCCAAAGACAGGAAACGTCTTGCCAGTCGTCTCGTCATAGGTTGGTTGGGCCATGAATGAGCCCTTGGCCAAGGCAAGGTTGCTACACAAAAATACAGCTAATAATAGAAGTCTCATGACTGCACCTCTTGATTGCTCGGATCTGTAGCCATAGCTTTTTTGGCATAAAAACAAGCCTCTTCAAGTTTTGTCATGACAACGGCGATAGCCCTCGGATGTCCCGTGGCTACAGTTGATAAAAAACTTTGCATTTGCTCAAATTTTGCCTGAATATCTTTCGCTTTTTGCTGGCCCTGCTCATTGAGCATGTGAAAGCCAAAATAATTGTACTCGTTCATAAATCCCCCATAGGTTTAGAGTCTGTAATTTAAACAAACTCTTATGGGTAGGCTAGGGATTTATTACATGGTGTGTGGCGTTACCAATCCAGCGGCAGCATAGGACTGATACCGATATAAAAGCCTAAGAAAAACGAGATCAGTGCTATTGCGATGTAGTCCCAGAGTTTTGTCATTTTATCCCCTCATCCCCGTGGTGGGGTTCTTCTGGCAATACTGCTTCAAATTTTGAAGTTTTTAATTGGTATTCTTCAAAGGCTTCCACCAATTCGTCAAACGCCAATTTCCAATCAACTTGACCTTTTCGCTTTGAATTCTTTTGCACCGACCAGCACCAACAAGCAGTATCAACGGCGTTAATCAGTTTTTGTAACTCGGATTCTTTGGTCATTATCCCCTCTCATCCCCTTGGTGGGGTTATTAAACACTTTTCCTCAAGGTTTTTTATTTTGGCAACTATCCCCTCTCGACAAGTTAAGCATTTTTAATCCTTTGCTTAGCAATTCTGAAATACTCTTTTACACATTCTATCCCTATGAAATTACGTTTAAGTAATTTGGCTTGTTTACCAGTAGTTCCACTTCCCATGAAAGGGTCTAAAACCGTATCACCTTCGTTTGACCATGAGATAATATGGTCATGCGCGAGTTTTTCAGGAAAAATTGCGGGATGCTTAAACGCCTCTTTGTCCAGCGTACTTTTTCCGTGGCCGACGCCGTATTCCCATACATTTCCTCGTAGTCTGAAATCGGCCACCACACCCATTTTGTGGAACGCTTCTAATTTATCTGAGTCATGCCTGAACGTATTAGAAGCGCGGCTTTTCCCTGCAGACTTAGATGGTTCCCTTAAACCATTAAAAGTCATCGGCTTTCCTTTGGAGAGTACGAACATATACTCAAATTTCTGCTCATACCTATTATGGGATAACGGCGGACCCTCTTTTTTGTAGATCATGGTGTCGTGGATATTAAGACCTATCTCTTTGAAGTATAATGCTTGTTTAAAGCTACTGCCTGTTTCACTTCCCTTTACTGTGGCATCACCTACTACCCAAACAATAACGCCGCCTTTTTTGAGTGTGCGTTTTAACTCGTTTGCTACTTTCTGAAATACTTCAAAATCCCAATTTAGGGAATCTTTATATGTTCGTAACTTATCGTAAGGTGGTGAAGTAACCACTAAATCTATCGAATTATCAGGTATTTCCTTTATTCGTTCTAAACAATCTCCAAACATCAATTTTCTTTTCATTACTTCCTACTTGTCGTTAAGGGATAGTTGCCTTTATTTTTTCTTCTAACAATTTTACGTATGCTCGAAGATAACTAAAATCGTTAAAACTAACACTTAGTTCAGGTTCTTTTTCAATTGCTGCACTCACCAAAACTTTTAAAGCATTTTCCTTTTCTTTTTCTGTGCTCACTTCAAAGCCTCCTCGATCTTGGTTAGGGCTTCTGTTATCTCTTCTTCGAGCGCGTGGTGCTTTTTCATCCCTCACCCTCCTGCTTTTCTGGGTTATTTCTTTTAAAATGATCCAAACACATATTTATAAACTGCCCGTACATTAAAATCTGTTCGTCAGTGTAATCATGCTTTTTACCGATTTCTTTATAGCTCAAAGCCCATTCTGTAATCGGCAACACTTCACAGCCTATTCTTAAAGATCCGTCAGAAGTGTAGTACGCCCAATTTTTTTGGTATTGAAATACAATGAGATTGGCAGAGCTGAGATTGGCAGAGCGGAGATTGGCATAGCGGAGATCGGCATAGCTGAGATCGGCAGAGCTGAGATTGGCATAGCTGAGATTGGCAGAGCGGAGATTGGCATAGCGGAGATTGGCATCGCTGAGATTGGCATAGCTGAGATCGGCATCGCTGAGATCGGCAGAGCGGAGATTGGCACCTTGTTTTATTGCCATCTCAACGGCAAAACGCCAACTTTCTGCTTCAACCTCAATTATTAGTTCGCCAGAATATCTATGCTTGATTTCAAATTTCATCTTCACTCTCCTGCTTTTCTAGCTCGGCGATTAACTGTTCAGCGGTTTTTATTGCTATGCTTGCATAATGATCTACGTCCCAACTTTTGAACTCTGGATTAGCCAAAAGCCCCTGCATCGCAAGTCCAGCGTAGTATTGTCTTAGAGTCAGCGATGGCATCATCATTTCTGTCGCAGCAGATTCACAAATACACAAACTATTGCCACAATTTTCGCAGTCTTTGTTCATTTCACTCGCCTTTATCTTTTCTAAGTTCTTGCTGAGCTTCTGCACACTGAACTGCTTTAATAAATATGCTGGCAGCTTGATCAATTTCTTTTATTTGCTCTAATTTAAGCCATATTGCATAAAGAAGATCTGTTAAATCGTCGTCTAACTTCATTTGTCACTCCATTTAATAAATTTTTCACCAAAATTTGCAAGCCAATCGCAGACATGATTTTTCTTGCCAGTCACAGTAAAATAGACGATTTGTATGGATGAATGCAGAACCAACAAAACAAAAATGATTGGCGCTACTAATAACCTTTTAAAAAATCTCATCTTACTCCTCTTTCAGTTCGTTCGTTTTCTTACAGACATAGGTGGCGTTATTTAAGATGAATTGCTTGCCGCTGGTTATGTCACCGTTCCAAGTTTTTAATTCAACAAGCATGACAATCAAAATAATAACAACACACCCCATAAAAACGACCAATCCAATTACGTCATCGTCATTCATATGAAATCCCAAGCTGCTTTTCGTAATTTAACAACACCTGTTTTACTTGCTCTATTCGTTTAGAAAGACTGACAATTTCTTGATTGATTTTAGTCGGTGTTATTGTTTGAACGTAATTTTGCTTAATTTGCTGGATTTTTGCGTATTCAGCGATGGCTTTAGCGTGCTTTGCTGGCACTTTCTTAACATGAGTACAAAGCCATTTTGAATAAGCTATTTTTATACCCAACACATTTGCCAAATCCTGATAAGTCCAGTTTTTGTTTTGTCGTATTGTATTTAATTCTTTTGCCGTCATTTTCTTTCCTCCAATTAGGTTTTTTAGAGGATTTAGTTTATTTGTTTGATTAGCGCACTAAGAATCTTTGGGTGTGTAAAAATATTCATCCTCGTCTAAAAGATGCCAGCCGCTTCGTTCGACTCTGTAGTCAGTCGTACACACCTTGTAAGCTGGCTTCTCGGGGCTTTTTATCCAGCTAGGGTCATGCCAAAGTATTCTATTATTGGGCTGGGCTGCAATGTTGCCGTTATCGAGTAAAATTATGTGAGCTGACTTGTGCTCTGGCCAGTCCTCAGCAGTAGAAACGTCTGGACCAACTAAATCTTGAGCCCAATCGAGAGAAAACAAATACTTGCCGGAATATTCGCCGCTTTTTAGAAAAACTTTGGCTTTTTTGTTCTTTAAATAATCAATTTGAAAGCAAGTGACGTGATTTGATGGGCAATCCCAAAGCTGTAAGTCTTCTAAATCTTGCTTTTCATTAAATTCTGACATTGTAAGCGCTTGAATTGGGATCTTATCGTACAAAGCCCCATGCTCAGTGAGGACTTGAAACCAAAGCGCATGAAGTCTTGGCGATTTTACCGTTAAAAGCATGGCCTTTGTAAAGCCATTGGCCCCTTCACCGTACAAAAACTCGTTTCTAACGAGCAAGCTGACTCTTGGTACGTTGACTATAAGGTACATTAGTCGTTTTTGGCCTTTATCTGTACTGGCTTTACTTCTTTAATGGTTTTCATTTGATCGAGCGCGTTTGTAAAATGCTCTTTAAGCTGCTGTAAAGCTGGGCTTTCGGTCATTTCGTTTACATTGACGTTCACAGTCTTTGATAAATGGAGCTCTACGTACATACCAAGGTGTTTGGCCAGCATATCCAGGGCCTTTGTCTTGTCCCAAAACTTAATTTTTTGCACCTGACCGACTTCTACACCCTCTGTATAGTCCTCGTAAGACTCAATAGATTGAATGGTTTTTCTTAAATGCTCTGGCATGTCATGAATGTTTTTTAGC